CTAAAATGAAAAAAGAAGAGCTATCTGCTGCATATAATTCTATGTTTGCAGAAGGTTCTGAAGTAGATGAAGAAGAAATCATTGCTGAAAATAACTTCGAAGAAGATTTGAATGCATTGGCTGATTCAGAAGCTACTTTATCTGAGGGCTTTAAGGATAAAGCATCTGTAATTTTCGAAGCGGCACTTAAGTCTAAGCTTAGCGAGCACGTTGAACGTCTCGAAGAGCAATATGCTGAAGAGCTACAAGAAGAAACAGATCGTATCCAATCTGATCTCGTTGAAAAAGTTGATGGCTACCTCAACTACGTTGTTGAACAATGGATGGAAGATAATAAGTTAGCAATTGAAAGCGGTCTACGTACTGAAATTGCAGAGAACTTTATGTCACAACTTCATTCTGTATTTACTGAAAACTACATTGAAGTACCTGAGTCTAAGGTCGATTTCGTCGACGAATTAGCTACTAAGGTAGAAGATTTGGAAGAGCAGTTGAATGCTAAGATTGAAGATAACATTAAGTTAACTGAATCAGTTAAGGTATTCGCTAAAGATGCTATCGTAAAAGAATCATCTGTTGGTCTTTCAGAGGCACAAGCTGAGAAGCTTAAGTCTTTGGTTGAAGATGTTGATTTCGATTCAGTAGAAGCTTTCCAAGCGAAAGTTGATACTATTAAAGAATCATACTTCAAACAAGCTAAACCCGAAACTATTGCTGAAGATGCACCTGTAGATGGTGATACTGAAGAGGAAGTCTCTGTATCTCCACGTATGGAAGCTTATCTGAAAGCTTTAAAAATTAAGTAAACTCATAGGAGAACATTTAAATGTTTAACGCAAATGAAACTATTATGGAGAAGTGGGCACCAGTTCTTGATGCTGACGAAGCTCCTAAGTTTTCAGATAACTACCGTAAGTCTGTAACTGCGGCAGTTCTAGAAAACACAGAAAAAGCACTTCAAGAAGAGCGTGCGCAAGCTCAGTACTCTTTGAACGAAGCTGCTCCTACTAACGCAACTGGCTCTAGCATCTCTAACTGGGATCCAATTCTGATCTCATTAGTTCGTCGTGCTATGCCTAACTTGATTGCATACGATATCGCATCAGTACAGCCTATGTCAGGTCCTACTGGTTTGATCTTCGCTATGAAATCTCGTTACGGTGCTCAAAACGGTACTGAAGCTCTATTTAACGAAGCTGATACTGATTACTCAAGCTCATCTTTCAACGGCGGTACTGGTACTCCTAATAACGGTACTCACGGTGGTACTTCAGATTCACTTCCTGGTACTGACGCTAACTCAGATGACGTAGCTGATGACTTTGGTCTTGGTGGTGGTATGACTACTGCTGAAGCTGAAGCTCTAGGTGATTCTTCTACTAACGCTTTCGGTGAAATGTCATTCAGCATCGAAAAAGCGACTGTTACTGCTCGTTCACGTGCTCTTAAAGCTGAGTACACTATGGAACTTGCACAAGACCTTAAAGCTATTCACGGTCTTGACGCAGAAGCTGAGTTAGCTAACATCCTTTCTTCTGAAATCCTTGCGGAAATCAACAGAGAAGTTGTTAGAACTATCAACTCTAAAGCTAAGCTTGGTTGTCAACAATCTGACCTAACTACTGCTGGTGTATTCGATTTGGATACTGATGCTGATGGTCGTTGGTCTGTTGAGAAGTACAAAGGTCTATTAGTTCAGATCGAGCGTGAATCTAACACTATCGCTAAAGAAACTCGTCGCGGTAAAGGTAACTTCATCATGGTATCTTCAGACGTAGCTGCTGCACTTGTTGCTGCTGGTATGCTTGATTATACTCCAGCTCTTTCAACTAACTTGAACGTAGATGATACTGGTAATACTTTTGCTGGTGTTCTTAACGGTCGTACTAAGGTTTATATCGATCCTTATGCATCTGTTAACTATGTAACTGTTGGTTACCGTGGTACTAACCCATATGACGCTGGTATGTTCTATTGCCCATACGTTCCATTAACTATGGTTCGTGCTGTTGGTGAGAACACTTTCCAACCTAAGATTGGTTTCAAGACTCGTTACGGAATGGTTGCAAATCCATTCGTTGGTGCTAATCCTGGTAACGATACTGGTTCTAATCGTGGCAACCAATACTATCGTATTTTCGCTGTTAACAACATCTTAGGTGAGTAATCT